TGTGACGGCAACGCCATTATAACATAGGTATGGGAGTTTGTCAACCCCGGTCTAAAGTCGAAAAGCCATCAGGGTGCCCGCGTCTTGGGGCTGGAGGTAGAATCCGTGCTTCTCGACAAGGGCTTCTAGGTCGGGGTGATAGGAATCATCGTCCCAATAGTCAAATAGTCGGTACCCGTCTGGGGCGACTACCCCCTCGCTTCGGAACCAGATGCCGTCTTCATTTATTTCTTCCTCCCCGAGCCACTCGTCGTATGTGACGGCGTTGGCCTCTGGGAACGCTTTGTTTATTTTTTCGCACAGTTTAGTAGCTTTCATTTGGTCAGCCTCTTTGTTATCCACTCACCGGATACTTGTTCAGCCCGAGTCGTGAAGCGTGTTTGGTTTCGCCCTGCTATGTTCCGTGAGCCGCGATCTACGGAGTTTCCCTCATAGTCGTAGCTTTGATTCAGGGGTCGCAGGTGCCCGTCCGTTACATCTACTACTTGGTTCAGGCGTGTTGCCATTGCTTTGGGTGTTATGTTGGCGGCTTTGGCGTAATCTCTAAACGAATACATCTGGCCGGTTATAAGGTCGGGGTGTTTTCCCCGGAAGGTAAGCAGTCGTGCCGCCATGTTTTCTCCTACAGTAAATTGTTTAACGATCCCCAGAGCTTATCGCATTCTGGGCATTCATCGCCAACCAGTTCGGTGTCTGGGTGGTTATCGCAATAGATGGGGTCTGCTTGATTCCACGGGCAGGTAGACAGGTACTCGTCATAATCGCCGCGGTCTGGCATTGATCTACTCATCGATTTCTTCCTCGCCTTTAAGGGTCAGGCTTAATACATTGGTATCGTGACGGCGGCACCACACTTGGATGCCTTCGGGAGTCCAGCCGATATCTAGCTCGGCGTAGCCCGCGTGGTCTTCTCTATCGCCACTGGGTTTTTCATCTAGACACTTCTTGCAATGCAGGACACCCATGATTTCATTTTTTATAGGGGCAAAGCGCACTGCATCATGCTCAGTGCGCCGTTTGTCGCGTAATTTGCCCAACTCATCAATCACTGTGGAGGCCCATTATATTTTCCATAGCCATCATCTTACACAAGGCCACCTCAGTCTCGTCAAGTCCGACTGAATATTTCTCCGCCATCTCAGTAGCATGTTCCGAGCGCAGTGAGTCGGGAGCCGTGATCCCCAGTTCGAGTGCTAGGGCAACCATTTCCATTTGTCTGTCTATCATATCAGTGCCCTCTCTCTATCATCTTCAGTGCTTGTTCCATGTCCGCGGGCAGAATAGCGGCATGATACATCATGCCGCTACACAGGTGCTGGTACTCGATGTAGGCGCGTATTTTCTTCACGGCTTGCTCGTAAGTCATAACGTGCAGAACTTCACTGTCTCCCAGAGATTCTTCTAATTTCTTGATAAGGGATTCAAGTGCGTCATCGTCGGCTTCTTTCATCCAAGCGGAGGATTCCATCTCAGAACGCTTACCATCTATTTCGTTTTGAATAAGCTGGGTGGCGAGGCTGATACCGTCCTCGTAGGTCAGGGTTATGCTCATAATTATTATCCTATCGGTTAGTTGAAACCAAATAATAAGGGAATGTATGGGAGTTTGTCAACAACTACAGGCAAAAAAAACCCCACACACGGTGGGGTTTCATGCAAAACGCAAAAGTACAACTAACTTATCAATAGGTCCGGGGATACTACGGGAGTGTATGGGAGTTGTCTACTACTTTTTCTTTTTAAGGGTTTCTTGGTAGACTTCAAACATTAAACGCAGTTGCCCACTTATTGTACGCCCTTCTTTCTTAGAAATAGCTTTTATCTCTTCGTACACTTCTTTCGGCACGAGTACACTTTTCCACTTATCTGTATCCACAATTCTCTCTCCTAGTAGGTATCCTATATTGTAGGACTATATAAGAAAACATAAGAGAAATCAATCTTTGGATAAAAAAAGCCCTACACTCTGCTAAGTTATGTAGGGCTAAAGTACTACGTTTCATGACATAAAAAGGAATAAATTATGTTCTCTGAGTATGTCCCCCTGTTTTTAGGGTGTCAATAGTTTATTTTGCCTCTCCCCATGAGGGACCGATCTCAATATCGCACTTGTTAGGCACTTCAAGGGGCACAGCATTTTCCATGATCCGAGCCACCTCTTGGGCTTCTCCCATGCTTTTGACAGACATAGCCACCTCGTCGTGTATCTGGACCATAGGTAGCATCCCAGCGCGGTATATATTAACCATAGCCTGTTTAGTCATGTCCGCGGCACTGGCCTGTATAAGCCTATTAAGAGCCTTGTAGGTGTACGCCCGCTTCAGTCTGGTCGTGTCCCCGTACTCCTTAACTGCGTCCCGATACGGCAGGGCTTTGTTCATGGCGAAGGTATCTGGCTCCCAAAGCTCAAAGCGGCACTTGCGCCCCAGTATGCTACGGATTGACCCGGCACTGCTCTTATCGTTTAGCCGATTCTGTACGCCATTCATTAGACCTTTCACAAACGGTACCCGGTCATGGTACTGCTTAACCAGTGCCTTGGCCTCGCTTACTTCGATATCCATCTGCTCACTGAGTTTGTTAACGCCCATCCCGTACATCATGCCGAGGTTGATGGTCTTGGCTTGCTTACGGTTGATGTTAGCCATCTCAGCTACCATTGTGTGGAAATCCATGTCTGGGTTATCATTGTATCCACGGACAAACTCTTCTACTCCATCCATCTGAATACCACGAGACTTACCAAATACATGAGCATAATGAACTAAGATGCGCGGTTCCTGCTGCGAGAAATCAATTGCCGCCCACTGCTCACCCTCTTCTGGTAAGAACAAACTGCGGATCATCGGACCAAGCTCTGGATCGCGGGCCGGGATTTGTTGCAGGTTAGGGTTGTTCATCGATATGCGGCCTGAGACTGTACCCCCATCGTCCGATCTGATCTGGTTGATATGACTATGGATGCGGCCATCCTTGTGAGTGTGTTTCATAATCGTATTGATGAAGGTGCCCGAAGTCTTGTTCAGGTTCCGCGCTTCCAAGATGAGTTTGGGGAGAGCATGGTTTGTCTCTTGGAGGAAGCTCTTAGTGAAAGACGGTGCGCCTTTTTCGGTCTTTGGGTAGCCGACTCCGGCCTTGTCGAAAGCCTTGGCGAGAGATTGCGGGGCCCAGATTTCAATATTACCCCCAGCCATGCTTTTAATTTGTTTCATGACTGCTTTTTCCCTCTTGAGGATTTGATCCCGTGTACGCTCCAATCGGTTGGTATCGACACGGACTCCACGCATGGTCATATCGACGAGGCATGGGAGCAGTTCAAGTTCCAAGTTAGCGATGCTCCAGAGGTCTTCTTTGCCCAGCGTAACGCTGAAGTAGTTCCAGAGTTCGAGTGTGAGTTCAGCGTCAACTTCTGCGTAGGGACCGACATACATGGCAGGCATCTTCCACATCTCTGCCTTGGGATCAACGCCGAATTCCCTAGCCGCGGCGACTAAGTCTTTCTCTGACTTGGTCTTGGACAGGTGATCGTAAGCCAAGGCGTTTAGGCTGTAGCTAAACCGGTTCTCGTCTAGCAGACTGGCTATCAGCATCGTATCGATTATGCGGCCATTGACCTTGAACCCCATCTGCTTGATCCAGCCCAGATCGTACTGGGCGTTGTGCATGATCTTATCCGCAGGGCACTCGAATACTTTCTTGAGCCACTTATTAACTATTCTCTCATCTAAGTTTCCGCCACCGAAGTGCCTGATCGGTATGTAACCGGACCATCCCTCGACTGCAATGGCATAGCCGACTACTTCGCCATCACCTGTGGGCCAGCCGGGTCCATTTGTTTTAAGGTTCGGGTCGCGTGTTTCGACATCAATTGCTATACGAGGTGCCCCCGTTAGATCAGGTAACTCTAACGGCGGTATCCACTCGCTCTTGGGTTTAAACATAGCCATTTGAAGACTCATTCGGTATCCGCCTCTAAAGTTTCGATTCGAGTTATCTCAGCATCTATGTAGAAGCGTATCTTCTTAGCGTCACGCAACATATCACTGTGCGAGGACTCCCCGTACCGGTAGGCGGCACGGAAGATTTCTCCCATCTGGGCGTTCATGTCTTTGTGTGAGATCAAGTGCTGTAATTCTGAAGCCCCTTCTGGAAGCTCGTAGTACGAGGCCGTTGAGCCATCAGAGGTGCTGCCATCTGATGACCGTGACCACATCTCTCCGCTTGCTTTAGGGGACTTCTTTACAATGTAATTTTTAAAATCGCTCATCGATGTTCTCCTTAAAAAGGGATGTCTTCAGAAAGGTCTTTAGGTGACGGATACTTCGCAGGAGCCGCAATAGGTTCTTTATTGGTTGATATGTAACCCAGCTTGGCATCTAGCACAGAGATACTGTGCATAGGGCCACTGCTACCCTCGAAGGTTCGTATCTGGCAACCGCTACCGGATATCTCAATTACCGAGCCCTCTACCAGCGCACTGGCGTAGAATTCTAGCTGTTTCCCGGGCCGCGCAAAGACAACCGCCTCATAGTTAGTCCAGTCGTTTGTTTTTGTTTCACGGTTATAAAACTTAACGCCAAGCCGTATCCCGAACCCAGTGCTTTCACCGGCTTGGAATTGGTTAGCTGTCTTAGTTAGTTTGCCTGTTACTGTAATACCCATTGTTATTGCCTCTTAGTCAGTTTTTGCAGGGATACCGGGATCGTCTGCGATTAGTTCATCGATTTCTTCACTACTAAACTTAAAGTAGAAAGCTGGGGTGCCCTCACCCAGCCACGCACCGACAATATTAAACTCGTAGTACTCTTTGGCCTCGTTATAATCCATGCCATCGCGCTCTACTAGTATTTCCAGAACCTTGTCTTCGTTATACAAGACAACATCCTCTTGCCCGCACCGTCGGCAGATGCCCACGATTGCCTCACTTAGTCCGTCTGCTCGTAACATAGTTACCCCCAGACCTTAGTTTTCTTATAAAAATATGGTTTCATAAATCGTAGCTCCGTGACATGTCTTCTGCATCGACAACATACAAGGCATTCTTAGTCCGCGTGACAGCAACATAGAACACTCGGTGCATATCGTCTGGGTTACGCCGCATCTGTTCGTCTGCGGCAGGTGATAAATCGGTAAAGAGTACGACGTTGTCGGCCTCACCACCTTTTGATCCGTGGATCGTGGATACTGTGATACGAGGCTCGGCATTAAACTTCTCGCCCCGCCGTAGCAAAGCAATGATGTAAGCTCGGTCTGTCTCTGGCAGGTTGTCCATAGCCTCGTGCCATATCATGTCTTTAGTAGCCAACAGGCCAAAATGCTCCTGTAGCTGTTCTAGGCTAACTTCACCGTCATCATCTAACCCGGGTAATTTCTTAAAGCCACGTGTCACCCGGGTCTTAATTGACATGAAGCTGTATATTTTTCGAGCAACATCGCCCGTTACCATCTTGCCACTACGCAATCTTTCCCAGCCGTTTACTGCGAGGCTCTGGCGTTCACTAATGGACCGATGGCCGCGGTATGTGAATAGATACCCGCCTGCCTTTAGGTCTTGTGCCACGGATTGTAGTAGGTAACCGGCCTGTGCCATTACTAGCCAACTGTCCTCGGACATGTCTAGCGATGCGACGGAGTTGATCCGGACTAGCTTGCCCTCTTCTTTCTTGGGCTCGTAGCGTTTTGGAAACCGCATGGTAATACGTGAGGCGATACCCTCTGCTAGGCTGTGGACCACGCGAGGTATTCGGTAGCTTTGAGACAGGGTTTCTGACCCTCCCTCTAGCGTAATAAAATGATCTACATCCGCCCCTGCCCATCGGTAGATAGCTTGATCGTCATCTCCCGCGCAGTACATCTTCTCGGACTTCGCATCCAGAAGGTGAGCTATGTCCCACTGGAGAGGAGACAGGTCTTGTGCCTCATCTAGAAAGGTCAGCTTAAAGTCAGGGCAGTACCGTGCGCCGTTGTTCGCGAACACTGCAAGCATATCGGTGAAGTCATACAGACCGAAACGGTGCTTGTACTCTTTCAAGCAGCTATCCACGTAGCTTACAAGGTTCCAGTCCTTGTCTAGGTTGCTGATGTTGTACTGATCCCGAAGCGGGACCTTGCGTAGTCTGGCGAGGTTTATAACCCCTAGTATAGGGTCACTAGAACTGGTCACGCTGGGCAGGTCTTCTTCAAAGTCTGCCGCTTTGTTTCCTGTTAGGTTAACGCCGGTCACCTTAGACAACTCCCTGTAGTTCTCCGCTTGCATGACCTGATCCTTTCGGATGTCTGACATTGCCAGAGCCAAGCTGTGCAGGGTACGAAAGTTAGCTAAGTCTTCTTTAGGGTCCAGACCAAATCTAGCCGCCGCACGTTCTTTGGCTTCTGTCGCGGCTTTCTTGGTAAACGCTAGGAAAGCAATGTCCAAGGGGCGTACCCCGCTTTCCAAGGCCTTGTCTACCATGTTAAGTAGCGTAGTAGTCTTCCCAGTTCCGGGTGGTCCGAATATACGAAACATCAGTCTCTCAACTGTAGCCAGACGCGCACTGTTCCGTCTTCTTGCTTACGCTTCACCGAAGTGTAGGGCGTATCACCGTTATCGTCCCTACGGGCACGGATAGAAGAGCCCAGCGTAGACGCTTGCTGGTAATCTTTACACAGGATGCTATCACCCTCTTCCATCTCATAAACGATGGACCACTTACCTGTACCGTATGATTTCGTTAACGGGACGTTCTTTTCAATCTTGATAGACATATCTATTTCTCCGAAGCTAAAATTAACCGGTTAAGCTGACGCTGAACTATCTGTCTGACGCGCTCCCGGGTGAGATTGAACTGCTTACCGATAGCGACCTGAGTCATGCGCTCTTCGTGCCACAGTCTAAATATTTCTTTATTTCTATCTATTTTCTCTTCCATCAGAAGGGTGCCTCATTTGATCCACCAAAGTTAGGTGTCTTTAGCTCAACGTCTACTTTGTCGAAAGCAGGTACAGACCAGACCCTCACAGGGCGACCTTTTATCTTTAATACCTTTGACTCTCCGTGAATATCTCGCAGACGCTGGGCGATCTTATGAGACTTGTAATCAAACCACTTGTTCTTCTTTAAGAACCCCTCGAAGTCTCGAAGCCTAAAGTAGGTGAGGCCTTCTTCCTCGTCGGTCCATGGGCGGCGTAACAGTATCTCTTCCTTGTCTTGCGCTTGCTGTAGGAACCGGCAGAACTCTTCCAGATAGTCGTAGAACTGACCGCTGGTGCTGGCATCCTGCGCTACTTCCATGATGGCGGACTCGTTATCCTTCATGTCCGTGAGCAACGTGCTGATACGGCTTTCCCACGAGGCTTTCTGTACTGAGCGTGGCATAAAGTTTAACTGCTCCATACAGGCTTTCTGGAACACGGGCTGGCTTAACAGACCCTCAGTATCTAGCTCCAGAGGCTCTCCATTTACGTCCATAAACCATACTGGGGGAGTCGAGTCGTACTTACGCAGGTTAGCTATGGATGCCCCTTGGATAGCGGCACCGACACCATACTTTCTAGTGCGACATAGCTCTTTGTTGCAGTGTGCGTTAACAGGGGCATCTGAACACTTGTAGGCGTAATCCTTTCGACCACACTGCTTCGCTACTGCATTAACCTCGTTTAACGGAAGCGGGGGCTCTAGGTACTGCATGTTGTATGACAGTATCTCTGACTCCCAAGAGTCTGGGTAAGCCTTACGTAAGTAGACCCCAAGGTTAAACAGGCCGTTGTTACGCCCACCCTCGCTGATCTTGTTCGAGCAGAGTATTTGCAAGCAGGGTGGCCCGTCTATCAGTAGTGAGGATTTCTTGGTTTCTACTACCTGTAGAGCGACCACCTGCTCCAATGTCTGAGCATATTTCTTGTGCATCTCAAAGAATTCTTCGATGGTAGCTGACGTACCATCGTCTTTAATTGCGTACCGTAGGCCGTCTTCTGCGTCAAAGTAAGGCAGGTTCAAGAAATTACCTACATCACCACGGTCTAGGTGAAGCTTGATCTGCTTTGGGAATATCTCTGAATCGCCGTAGCCTAATGCGGCAGACATACACTGCAACGCTTTCTGCATGTCTTTAGCGGTGACCCAGTCGTTTGTAAATAAGAAACAGTGCGCGCCGCCAGATTTTGATCGACACACTACTAAGGGCAAGTCTAGCTTGCGTATCTTTGAAACCAACAAGGTGTGGTCCAAAGGGTACTGATCAACGTCGATACAACCCCACTTGCAGTTGTTGTCCTCGTTAATCGGAATGATGCCAATTCCATGGCGACCACCTAAGTGGTTTTCCCACAGCAGCATGGTCCGTGGTTCGCGTACAACGCCCGCCTTACCTTGAGCCTTACCGTTAGCGGCTTGCTTTTCTATACGAAAGGTACCGTATGCTTCCTGTAGCCCATCAAAGATGGACATAAATTGCTCAATTACCATGTGATTCTCCGATTAGATAAAAAAGGGCGGCATGTGCCGCCCCAAGATACAAGCATCCCTAGAACGGAATATCGGAGTTTGTCTCTGCACGTTCATCGGAGTGTTTAACGACCACATCACCTGCGGTAATCGACTCAGCAAACGATTTGCACTGAGTGTAAGTTCCTACGCTATCTACCTGCTTAACGCGGCTCATCTCCCAACCATGCCAAGAACCCTTGGAGTTCTCTTCCTTAATGGTTTTGATGTGATACACGTGGCTATAACGTGGCGGTGTAAATGGACCATTTGCCCCCTGCATCTGTACCGACTGCATCATGCTGTTCCACTTACGAGACTTCTTCAACTGCGTAGACTTCATTGCGATCAGAGCAGTTTCGGCAGAGCCGTCTTCGTTCTGTACAACCACAAAGTGCTGATGCGTTTCTTCGATGTAGCTACCAGTCCCGCCAACTACGTACTCTTTGTTATCGTCAGGAGAACGCTCAGTCTTAGGACGCTCTTGGTTAGGCTCAAAGATGTTAATAGGTGCGCCACTGCCCTCACCGCGTGGTGACCACTCAATGAATCGACGCTGGTAAGCACATGGAATAACATTGATGCCATCAGAGCCTTTGTATAGCTGGCCCGTCACAGTGTTGTATATGTCCCCTTTACGGGCTTTATCGTTCTCATCCAGTACAGGATCGTTACCAGAGAGTACCTTGAGAAACGGTAGTGCCAAATCTTCTTGGCCCATGTTCTCCATACCTTTACCGGCATCTTCCTCGAACATGGATGATACTGTTACCGCTACTGCTTTTTCTTCTTTTACTACAGGTGCCTTACTCATTTTATTTCCCCTTCTTGATAGTTGCACGTTGACCGACCCAAGCTCCAAAAAGCTCCATCGGGAATTCATCACCATTTTCTACACGCTCTTTAACAAAGGCGCGTAATGTCTGCGAATGCACTTCTGTCTTCTGCTCGGCATAAAAGCCTTCCTTCTCAGCAAAAGCAGAGAACGCACCTGCCTTATCGTCCTCACCGCGTCCGAAAGAACAGGACACTGTGTTTTTGATAATATCGTCATAGCCGTGGTCGCGAAGCCAGTTAAAGGCATCATGTCGATCCGATACTCGGATAGAAGCACCATAAGTTGACTTGACTTGTACCTGAGAACCATCGTCTAATGCAAAAGCTGATATGCCCAACTCACTTAACATGGACGGCATCTCTTCATCGGTTAGCTTTAGAAGCTGGTCTTTCTCGGTTTTAAGTTGTTTTTCGATTTGTGCAATCGTGCCTTCTTTCGCCCGGATTGCTCTTGCTAGGTCGGCCACAGAACTAAGGCCTGCTTGATCTACCTTTTCAACACTAGAAGAGTTCTTGCTGTCATGCTCCTCTTCCATCATGCCAAGTAGCTTGTTTAAATCACTCATACATCTTTCCTTTCGTTGTTAAAGGCACCTTTTGGGCCTTGACAATCACCTATATTATCTTATAATAATTAAAAGTCAACAGGTAATCAAAATGAATTTTGAATTTAAGACACAACCGTTTAACCACCAGCGCACCGCCCTTGAAGACTCGTGGGCCGCGGAACATTATGCCCTTCTCATGGAGATGGGGACGGGTAAGACAAAGGTGGCTTTAGATACCATGTCTATGCTGTACGAGCAGGATAGAATAAATGCTTGTGTGGTGATTGCGCCAAAAGGGGTGTATGACAACTGGTCCCGCGGCGAGATTCCTGCCCACGTGCCGGACCGTATAGAGCGCATTATACTACGTTGGACACCTAACTCGTCTAAGAAGTATAAAGAGGAAGTGGATGCTTTCTTTAAGGATGACAGTGGTGCGCTTAAAATCTTTGTTATAAACACCGAGGCTTTCTCCACGGCCCGTGCCACTCAAATTGTTTATGAGTTCTGTAAGAAGCATTTGAATAACCTCGTGATTGTGGATGAAAGCACCACCATCAAGAACCGTAAGGCTTTGAGGACTAAGAACATTATAGGACTCAGAAAGTTAAGTAAGTACAGGCGCATCCTGACCGGGAGCCCTATCACCAAGTCTCCTATGGATTTGTTCAGCCAGTGCCTGTTCTTGAGCCCTGACGCACTGGGCTTTAACAGCTACTACGGCTTTCAGAACCGCTACTCCATTGTGGTTAAGCGCACTATGGGTGCCAAGTCTTTCCAAGAGATTACAGGGTACCGTCGGTTAGAAGAACTAACAGAGAAGCTGGAGCGGTTTAGCAACAGAGTACTAAAGAAGGACTGTCTGGACCTGCCTGACAAGGTGTATATAAAGCGTAACGTACCGCTTACACCTGACCAGACCAAGCTTTACGTGCAGATGCAGAAGCTTGCGTTAGCTAAGTTAGCTAATGGGGAGTTAGCCACTACGGCCAGTGTCCTGACTCAGATCATGCGTTTGCAACAAATTTGCTGTGGCTTCTTACAGCCCGACGATGGTGAGATACAGAGCATCCCTAGCGGTAGACTAGACAGCATGATGGAAGTTACCGACGAGTTGCAAGGTAAGGCTATTATCTGGGCCACCTATACCCACGACATAACCAGCATAGCTAAAGCGTTGAGAGATAAGTTTGGCTATGAAGCTGTCGCTACCTACTATGGGGCTACCGAGCAGGACGAGCGGCAGGACATTGTGACGAGGTTTCAAGACCCCGATTCACCCCTACGGTTCTTTATTGGTCAGCCCAAGACTGGGGGCTACGGTATTACCCTGACTGCGGCAGACACTGTGATCTACTATAGCAACTCGTATGACTTAGAGATTAGGCTACAGTCCGAGGACCGCGCACACCGGATCGGGCAGAAGAAGTCGGTGACGTATATTGATTTGGTATCGCCCTCGACTATTGATGAGAAGATACTGGAGGCTTTGCGTAATAAGATAAACATCGCCGGTAAGGTACTTAACGAGGATACTAAGGGGTGGCTACAATAGAATGAAAACCAGAATCCACATTAATCAACACAACATCCGGGCCAACACCAAGGGCGCTGAGTTGCCTGTTATTACGGTTAAGGACTATACACAGAACCGCAAAACAAACAGTGCCGAAGTAATGCTGGAGGGTAAGTGCGTTGCCCGGGTGGTTTACTCCCCGGATAAGCCCTTGTCTTGTGGGGCAAAGGTCTGGATAGAGACAGACCTAGATGTCGTAACTCAATGAATCTGGGGGTCTTTGTCGAAGCCTTTAATAGAGGCGTAGCCCTCCATTAGCACGTAGATCACATCTTCTAGCTCGTCGGCATCGAGCCACATCTCTGTACTTTTCTTGCTCTCGTCAGGGTTGTGCTGTACGAGCTTGATCCCAGAACTCATGTCAGGGCCCGAGTTAGAATAGACATGTACTGTGTAATGAAGAGGCGGTAACTTAGCTGTCACCGCTTTCTTCTCAAACCGTAAGACATTGTCTTTCTTCTTCTCGGTCATGTCATCAAGCTACCAATTCCCTGATCACTAGCCCGGATCAATCCAGAAGCCATGTCATTAGGGAACAGTGCCGCATACTGTGACCGGTCCACAGGCCCACTAGGGGCCGTGGGCGGTGCAACAGGAGCCGGTGCCATCGTGGGAGGAGGCACTGGTCGCTGAAGTTGGGTTACTGGTTGTGGTACTGGTGCAGGAGCAGGAGCCGGTGCAAGCACTTGTTCTGTCTCGTCGCTTTCTACAACATCCAACGAATCACTTACTAGCGCACTAGCCGCGACACGTGGCATGTTAATACCGACTTTAGCGCGAAGTTCTTGACCTAACAGATTACGAATCGTACCTGCTTCTCCGGCATCCCTAGCTTTTCGTAGGTGTAGCGCGAAAAGATCGGGGTCTTCAAACATAGCGGTCATAACTTTCGTTATGTTTTTGTTAGGTAGCTTATTGTAAAAATCTCGGACCATCTGGGCACCGCGAGCCGGGATAGCAATGTTTCCAGTGCCTCCGCGCAAGCCCAGTGTTTCCGCAGTTTTGGTGGCACCCGCAGAACCAATCATGGTTAAGTACAAGTCCATCATGGCACTAGCATCACTTACCAAGCTGTTTACGCTTCCAGCCTCAACATCTGCTTGATACCCAACCATCTGTATTAGACTGGTATGAACACGTTCCGCCATTCCTTCATCCATTACGCCATTATCTAAAAGCCAGCCACCATACTCGAATTCGGTAGGAGCTTTTTTATTTGTAGAAGGTTTAGCTTTTACTGTAATTAAAGATTGCTTGCCCTTGGCGTTGGGAATAGGTGTAAACAAAATCTCAAACATTTTAGACGGCTTGAAAGCAATGGTATTGCCCTCGGTCAGGGTATTACCACCGGCTTTGTCTACGGCCCAATCCAAGAAAGCGTGTTGCATACCAGACATGGCATCCGCTTGTTGCTCGGGGCTCAAAGCGGGGTTGTTTACAACCTCTAAAAGACTCGACAAGCTTTCCATGGGCTTCTTATTAGAACCGCCTATGGCACTATTTATAGTCGTAACAGGACTTTCGGTAGCATTGGTAGTTAGCTGTTTAAAAGTAACTAAGCTGTTCAGTCGGCCTTCTTGCGCGGCCTGCTCTGCTGTCACTGTGGCTAAAAGTTGTTTCGCTGAATCAACATCTTCCAAAGCTTCTTTTACAGACTTAAACTCATCCCGATCTAAAACCGTTTTAAAGTTTTCACGGAACTTATTTAAAGTACGTTGGTTAATTTCTCCAGTCTCTGGATCAAACGACTTCAAAGCATAGTTAGATAGCAGTCTGTTCATTAAGTCCTGTGAATCAGTCACAGTGTCTAAAATGGTTCCGTCAGCCATCGTGTACGTAGTGTCTATGTCGTTTGCTTTAAGGAAATTAAACATGTCATCGAAACTATTGAGCTTAACCGCCAGTGCGTCCTGACCGCCCTCAAAGAGCTTTTTAGAAAGAAGCTCTGGAGGTGACCTAAGTTCCCCGGTCCGTGCTTTGCCTACCGCTTTACCGGTAAACGCCCGGGTAAACACATCGTTAAACGACTTACTGTAGGCACGTGCAAGCTGATGACCTGCTTTAGCATCTGGATCAAAAGGAAGGGCTTCTACGATATCTAGCAATAGGTCTGCAAAGTTACCTGTGACGCGAGCCTTGTTTTTCTTTGTAGGGTCCGCGGACAGGTTCCGCATAGAAGAAAGCCACGTGCCGCGAGCCTTTATTAGCTCTTGAGTGCTAATAGTCGCGTCTGGGTCCGCTATGCTAGGGGTGTCATCAAAATCGTTGAAGTACTCTTGAACATCATTAAATTTCTTTCGAGCCGCTTCTTCTTGGGCATTCGTTTGTGTTGCGCCCATTAAGTCAGTAGGCGCTAACTCCACTCTATTTGTCTCAGAATTGATTCGAGTAACTACGCCAAGACTTTGTATCTCCTCATACTTTTTAGCAATACTAGCGGGCATGTCGTCCAATACGTTGGGTGTATTGACGGTCAACCTTTCACGCAACCCTCGGGCATAGGTAAGTAAATTACCCAAGTCTTTTGTCTGTTCGGCATCAATACCCTCGGGCAGATTTTCATAGTCTGCTAAGAAACCGTCTAACATATCGAGAACTGACGGAGTTTCAGGGTCACTACTTCTCAAAGCCCCTGAATCGATCAACTCTTGCACACTAAGCTCAGAATTCTTTGTAGAGTTCCACATTTTTGATTCTGTTGCACGTGCCTGACGCATCAATACTTCCAGAGAATCAAACAGTCGCGCAGAGGTTTCTGTGTTAGGTACATCGTCTTTTAGCTGGTCCATGGACCGCAATATTTCGTCCGCCGCCATATCCAGTCGGCCTTGCAGACCAGCCGTGTAGTTAGCTTCCATCAGATTAGCCGCAAGCTGTAGTGCGTCGGGGTCACCTGTTCTAGCTAAAGCAATGATTCGGTCACGGTATGTATTAAAGAAAGCTTGAGACTCTTTACGATTTTTATCACCTAGACCTGCGTTTGTTGCATTGTCTAAATTGATTTGATGCCCCTGCAAAATAGGGCTTCCTGTTCGTAAAACAACATTTTTAAGGTGTGTTAAGTCAGGCGAGTTTTCTCCCAGTTCGTCAAGAACTGTACTGAACTCAGGGTTTTCTAATAGCTGTAAAATCTTGTCAACATTATCCGCAGGGTCCTCAGATGATTCCAAATCTTTTAAGATAACTTGCATTGCCCGCTGTCGGTTGCTTTCGTCTGTACCCCTAACTTTATTAAAAACTTCACCAACAAGAGACTTGTTTTTAGCAAGTGAAACAACAAGGCTTGGAAAAAAAGAAAAGCTCGTAGAACCTGCCATTTCGCCCGCAAATCGAGCAAAACCGCTGTCTGGAGCAACAGTGTCTGCGATCATAGCGCCGCCAGTACCACCAACGGCTTGAGTGGCAATAAGAGTGCGCTCTAGACCACTTATTTTATCTTCCGGAGATTGTTTTATTGCTTTCTCAATAAACTGATTAAGGCGAGCCATTTTTGCATTATTTTTTGGTATTGCACGGTTCGCGGCCAGCGCCTCGTCTAAGGGGGCACCTGCTTTACCAGTAGGCTTCACTCGAAGTAACGCATCTCGCGCCGCGGTAGCTTCCTCGCGACGGTCTTTTAAATTCTTTAGGTATTGAGCCCCACCGATATCAAAAGTTTCGCCAATGTTTTTTGTTACGACTCTTGCGCCAGAAATAGGTACGCCAAGGTTTACAAGTGTCTTTGTTCCTAAAACAGCCGTTTTATCTTCTGGAAGGGCTACACCCTCCTTGCCTATAATAAAGTCTTGCGCGGCTTTTACAGCCTCGTAACCAAAAATACCACCTACGATACTAGTGGTAATAGGTATCAAGGCCTTGGCCGCTAAAGCCACCGGTCCTGCTGGTGGTATAGGTGCTTGCAGAGCCATACCGGCTTTTAAGCCCGCAGTCATACCGGGAATACCCGCTAAAGAAGGAGCTACCTCTCTACCACCGGCGGTAAGCACTCTTGAAAACCCAGTTTCAATGTCACTCTGGTCTTCGTTCATAGCGAGTAACTGAATTATTTCTTCGTCAGTCAGAGACTCTTTGCCTAAAGATTCGAGATAGGGGGAGTCTCCGCCGGACAAAGATTCGTAAGACAATCCGGGGTTATCCGTGAACTGAGCCGACAGGTCCCGCGCAAGTATATTGGGCACATCATCGCTGGGTCCCGCCGCTCCGGTAAGACTGTCTATGTCGCCTTGAGTTAGCGTAAGGGGTGTAAAACTAGTTAGTTCTGCCACGTTTTAGCTCCCGGATTTTTGTCTGGATGAAAGACCTTTTAAAGCCTCTTCCATCGGGTTACCCACAACGTCTTGGTTTTTACCCAAAGAGGTTTGTAAAGAGTTTCTAAGCTGAACCATCTCAGCCATCAAGGCCGTGGATGTACGCAATCTTTCGCGTCTTTTGGCTAACCGAGTAGCGTTACCGTCAGTAGTACTTCCACCCCACTCTGGAACGGCTTCAAGGTCGGTGTCCATAGCCGCCGCTACAAGACCAATTGCTCCATTTAAAACACCTAAACCAGTGGTATCAAAGGTAAAGGTACCGGGTCGTATGTTGTCAATGTTCTCCGCAAGTTTGTCGTATTCGGGTGAGAGCATTCGGCTACCTTCACGGTTAGCAATTAATACGCGCTCTACTCTCTGTGCAATATTTTTTAAAGCTACGTCGGCTTTAACTAAGTCTCGGGCACCCTTCGGAATATCTATACCAGCAACATCGGACAAGGGCTCTGTAAAGAACAATTTAACAGCAGGTACAGCTCTACTTAAACCTTGAGCTACCGAAACGTCAATACCTTCAGCAAGGACCTCTTCTACTGTTTGTGTGGGCATCAAAGTAAAGCCCTTGGCATCAACATCTATAGTACCCGAGTTATTCAACAGGCTTTGAAAAAACTCAGGGGATTGCAGTACATCCCTGTCCAATGTCGTGGTACGGGGCTTGGCAATCGTACTAGGTACATTTGGGTCAGGCTTATTTTGTGCCGCAATCAAAGCATCTAAATCTGCGGCACTGTACGGCAGAACGTCGTTTAGTGACGGACGGACATATTCTTTAAGTTGTAAAGATACGGAATCCGGATTAATCTCCAGTCGGGCTTCGATAGCTTTTCTCTGAGCGCCTGTTAAGGACTGACCGGGTGTTGTAATAACTTCGCCAGTTGCGGTGGTAATAGTTTTCTCACGAATTTGTCCAATGAGCGTATCTTCA